TATTTTTTATTTTTGGGGGGGTAATAATTCGTTTAATTTCACTTCTACAATTGGAGAAATGTTATATACGTTTTTGATTTGTTCCACGTTTTTTATTTTACCTGCCTTAATGGCTTCGGTTACGTTTATCCATTGTTTAGTAAAATTCTTTTCATCATCCAAAACAATTAGCGTTGGTTTTTGCGTTGGTACCGTTGGTGCCGTTGGTGCCGTTGGTGCCGTTGGTACTGGTTGCGTGTACTTGCTACCGTAACCCATATACACGTCACTTGCAAGACCTATCATTTTAGTGGCTACAGATATTGCATCTGTATAAGCCATTTTCTCCGATTCATCGGAAACATAAATGCCGTTACGCTCCACTGTTGAAAATTTACTTCCTCCCGTGGCTGGGATTGGTTCGCTCCATTCACCATTTAATTTATAATAAAAATTCAAATGGCAATTACATACAACTTCATTTTCATTTTCTTTATATGTAAATTGCAAGTCTGTAATTTTCCATCCAAACCCACATTCACCAAACACTTCTGTTAGCCTTAATATTCGCCATTGTGGCTTTATATCGGACATTCCCTTAAGCCTACCCGCCTGAATTGTTTTTAAAAATTCAATTGGAACGCTTTTTAATTGATTATAAATTATCATATATTTTTTTTTAAATTTGTTTAAAATTAAGTGTGTTTTTTAAAAAAAGCGGGAGAACCGAAAAACTCCCCAAAAACAAAAAAAAACACACTATGAAAAATCAAATTAAAATCGGTTTTTATTGTATTATTCTTTTTCATATTCGACATAATCATCTGCATCCTCCTCAATTAATTCAGGTTCGTCTGCATCCATAATGCGTTCGAGTTCTGCTTCCATGTCTTTGATTATCTTCAAAATCAAGTCACCTGCAAGGTAATAATGTACTTGCTCGTTTCGTATTATTCCATATTCATCTGCTGGTTGAAGGTAGTCGCCCTTGAAATTTGGCTCCGAATAAGCTTCAATGAATGAAGTGTAAACACATAACATATTATCTTTTTTATATGTTTTATATTCAAATTCTTTATCTTCCGAAACATCGAAGGATGTATGGTTAACGAGTGTGTACACAATAGCATCTAACTGCTCTAATGATTGTATTTTTTTCATATTATTATTTTTAGATTTTTTTAGGAATATACAGGAGCATATTTGTTAATTAGTATTTCTGCATTTTCAAGTGAGATGTTTGGAAGAGAAGCACGCAGTGCCATTATTTGCCATTGTTTCTCTGCAGATGCGGTAACAAAAGGTATTCCGCTGCTATCGGTTATCTGTCTTACTACATAGTCGAAGCTATCAGCTATATCTGTAATCTGGTTGTGCGCAGTTAATTTGCGCAACGTGTTCAAGTCCTCTTTGAACATTAAATATAATGCATAATTCATATTATTTTTTTTTAGATTTTTTTTAGATTTTATACCCGAAGTCATCTTCGGTTAATTTTGCATTTTTGGTAGCCATGTATAATATGGCAAATATTAGCATTAATATCATATATTAATTTTAGTAATATTAATTAATTTTCTTTTCGCCGATAAAAGATACATGACCGGGATTCCAGTATCTTCCGTGTTGCTTTGCCATTATCTTTCAATTTTGGTTAAAACAACTATGTAATTCCCTGTAAGCCCTCCTCTTGGAGCATCATTTCCACTTTTGAATTTTAACCCCAAAAGTTTAAGAAGCTTATCCGTGTCTTTTGTGTAGTCCATATTGGAAGTAAACCTGCCTCTCCCAGATGTGTTAACGGGTCTAATTGTGTAATCGTTTACCATATATGTTTTACGAGTTCCGTTGATCAAGTCTTTTACGATTTGATAGGCTTTTGCCGTTTTACTTCCGTTGTAACGGCTGTCTAATCTTTTTTGAAGTGTTTCTGTTTTCATTTTTTTGTTTTTTGTTGTGAATTAATTTGATGGTACAAATATGAATAATAAATTTTAATTACACAACTCTTTTTACTTATTTTTTTATTTTTTAACACTTTTTAACATTTAAACGGTATGCATATAATATGAGGTAAAAAACCAAACTAAAACCAAAACAAAACCAAAAAGAAACCAAACTAAAACCAAACTAAAACCAAACTAAAACCAAACTAAAACCTAATGTAGATGTTGAAGAGGAAGAGGAAGAAGAAGAAAAAAAATTAAAAATAAAAAAAACACGCCTTATTTTGGCGTTAATAAATAAAACAATACAAATACACTATTTGCAGATAATAATGCTTAAAAAGTGCCTTAAAACGAGAAATAAGCCATGTTTTGAAGCTGGTTTAACTTTTTAAAAAACAAAAACAAAAAAAACCATCTAAAAAAACAGTTCTGCACATATAGTAGGTGATAAAATAATCATACATTCAGGATTATTTTTTTTAAAAAAAATAGTACCTAAAATTAGGTATGCATGAATAATTATACAATTATATATGCGTAACAATTATTATGCAATTTATTTTAATTACTAATTTCTGAATATATTTTTATGAAAAACCAAAAATATAAATTAACATATTTTAACTAATATTGGTAACGTTGGCTTAATGTTGAAAGTGTTGTTTTTTCAGTCTTTTTTAAAAAATAATAATGGTGAATAATTATATTAGTCATATTATATTTGATTTAATAAAAAAAAAATCGTAGGTTTGTTTTATGATTCAAAATAGAATTGTTAAAACAGAACTTATAGAATGGAGTGCAATTAAGTCACTCCAGCCTAATAATTTAAAAAGCAGCTTAGTTTGATTTTTGTGAATAAACGCTAATAATACGCAAATGGCACGAGGCGACCATAATAGAGGGAAAAAATTTGGCAAACCATTCTCTACAGAAAACCAACCAACTCCTGAAAGTAAGGCAGGTAAAAAAAGGATTGTAAAATTTAGAGAAGCTTTGGATTTCTTATCTAAGATTAAGAGAAATGATATATACGATACAGAACTAACGCTCGAAAGTAATATTGCTTTTGTGTTGATGGCTAAAGCAAATAATGGTGATATTAATGCAATTAAGTTGATAATTGATGTATTAGGATTAAATGCTCCTACAAAATCAGAAACAACCATTAAAGGAATTACCGAAATTATCATAGAACCTAAAGAAATGTAAATGCGTGAAATTAACTCTTTCAAAGAAAAGCTATTCTGCTAAGTTCATTAATATTATAAATTCCAAAGACAGGTATGTTATTGCTTTCGGTTCTCGTGGTTCAGGAAAGACACATCATATTATGTTAAAATTATTATTATTATCTTTCTTAGATGAATATAATCATATACTATATGTTAATAAGGAATTTAGACATATAAAATCACAACAGTATGCCGACTTCAAAAAGTTAGCTACAATGTACGGAATAAGAGATTATTTTAATTTTTATGACGGAGATTACAGAATAGTAAACAACCTAACAGGCACACGATTCACGCCTATTGGAATGGATGACCCTGAGAAAACAAAGGGGATTTCAGACCCTACAATTATTTGGTGGGATGAAATTACAAAAGGAAAATTAGAAGATTTTTTAACGCTAAATGCGCTCCTAAGAACGCCATTAAATAAGAACTTACAATTTATCATTTCTTTCAATCCAGTACACGAGAAGCATTGGATTCGTGATTATTTCTTTTCCAAAAATGATGCGTACAAATTAAAATATGATTTTGAAATTAATACATTACTCCACCATTCTACTTACCTCGATAACGATTTTATAAATAAAGATGAGTATAGGAAAACATTAGAATTAAATGCACTCGGTAATGTAAATAGGTTATTAGTTGACATAGAGGGGCGCTGGGGTATTAATAGTAATACAAATCCTTTCTTCTATTCATACAGCACAGAAAAGCATTTTACGTTGGATACATACAAAGTATCAAACAAATATAACCTTACAATTGGTTTCGACTTTAACGCTAATCCAACATCTGCAACAATCGGACAACTAAATAGAGAAACATTATCTTACCATATTATAGATGTAATAATTGAAGATGAAAATAATATATTTAAAACTTCTCCGCTGTCAGCGGTATGTAAGCGTATCAAAACAAAATACATAGATTCAGGACTAATTAATGCTTACAGAATACAAGTAACAGGTGATGCATCTGGGAGGGCAGGAAGTGCCGACAGAGAGAAAAGCATGACGTTTTATTCTACCATTGCAAAAGAATTAAATATACATGAACAACAGATTCATATACGAAATTCAAACATAACTCATATATTATCAAGTGAAATAATTAATTCTGCTTTATTTTTACTTCAAAAAAATACATTGCTG